ATGCTCCAGTTATTGGAATAGAAAATACTGAAGCGCAAACCTCTACGCTAGATTATGGAGTTCCTCCCGGTGCAATGGCTAATCCCTCTCCGGTAAGCCCAGAATTTGGCACAGAACTTGAAATGTCCGGCAGGTTGACTCCTGCTCAACTTGCGGCTCTTGATGCGGCGCAACAGAACACACAGAACTTTACTAACTTTGAAGCGTATGCTGATCCATCTGTTCTAGCAGATGCTATGCCTGCACCTAATTATGGGCCTGCATATGGCGGTGGTGAAGAATATCGTAGACGTTATTTGAGTGATAGATAGGAGATAATTATGGCTATAGGAATGGGAGCAAGAGGACACCCAGATCATGGGTTTAGTGGCACAGCAGGTGCAGGAAATACCGCAGGTACAGGAGTAGAAGGTGCTTATGGTGGCGCTATGATTGGACCTGATTCATTCGCAGGAATTGCGCCCGGTATCGGACCTGCCGGAGGTTACAAAGGTATTTCCATAGAAGCAATGAATAATATGCGTGGAAAGCAAGAAATGGGAGCCTTTTTGCAAGGGATGTCCAAAAAATACGGCTTTGATTCTGTTAGAAACTTTATTACTGGATACATGGGATTGGTAAATGCGCCAGTGAATCCTAATATGAATGCTCAAGAACAGCAGAATGCGATGATTAACAATGCCGCGCAAAACTTTAGCCTTAAAGAAGCGTTGTTTGAAAGTCCTCACCAAGGTTTTGGTTCTCTTCATACTCCCGGTTACACCACAACAAGGTCACCAGTAACTAACCCTGAACAAAGAGCGTATGGACTTCATGCTATTGGATATAGTCCAATGGGTTATGCAGGAATGAACCAAAATAACGTTGGCCTTGAACCCTCGCTTGATTACTCAGTAGCAGGTCAATCATTTAACACAGGAATTTTTGGCCCAAATCAGGCTGAACTAAACGCTATTAATCAGAATCAACCTTCTTACGCTGAACAGGCTCAAAACGTTAATGTTGCTCCTGCTGGCTTTGGCCCTTCTCAGGGATTGGGTTATGGTAATTATGGAAATTTTGGCGATCAGTAATGCCTAAAAAACCTAGCAACAACAACAAGTTTGTAAAATTGTGGACTCCGCAAATGAAACGGAGAGTAGAGATTCTTTTCTACAATGGCGCTTCTATCGTAGAGGTATGCCGAGAAATCGGTATTGTAAAAAAGACATTCTACAACTGGGCTGAAGCCTATCCAGATTTTAAGGAAGTTGTGGATCATGGAATGATTGCCGCTGAATCTTGGTGGATTGAGAAAGGCCGAGAGAACGTTGACAACCGTAGGTTCAATCACGCTCTCTGGCTACTTATGATGGTTAACCGATTTAAGTGGCACTCTGCTTACGCTAAGAAAGAAGAAAAGAAAGAAATTATTAACGAGCATAAGGTTGAAGTTAAGAATGCTGTAGATATAGACTCCATTTTAAAGAAATCTATACAGTCAGGGATAGAACAGATAGAAAAGGAAAAGGTGCATTAATGCCGAAAGTAGGTACGAAAAAATTTCCTTATACGGAAAAAGGAAAAAAAATGGCTACAGTTTATTCAAAAAAGTCTGGCAAAAAAGTCAAGACTTCCAAGCCTAAGAAGGGCTACTAGCCATGGCAGACGCTGATGTTTCAGGCCCACCGGGGAATCTAAGCGAAGGTGGTAGTAGCCAAGGCGGTGGAGATGCCCCCAGTGTAGGCCCCGGCACAGGGCGCAACGAAAGCAACCCTGCTAGAGGGGTAAGTTTTGATGCGCCAAATCTAAGTGGTTTAATGGGTGGGCTTACAGGAATGTTAGGATTTGATCCTTCCTCGCCCGTTACTGGAGTAAACGTAGAAACTGAAGAAGAGGCTCCACACACACATCCAGATTTTAATCTAAGCGGAACCGCAATGGACCCCACTGCCCCTTCTCCCGGTGTTTCTCTTACTGAACCCGGCTACTCTAAAGCAGTAGACGATCAAGGTAATGCCCTTAGTTACAACTTGGCTATGCACCGTAATAATTTGGCAGAGTATGGTAAGAAAGCAATATCCTTAAGAGAGCAACTTACCAAAGAAAAAAATAAATCTAAAAAAGATTACGGCAAGATAAGAGAGTTAACTAGAGCGCTAAAGGCTATTGAGGAATCTCCTCAGTACTCTAAACATATGGCTTTACAGAACCCTGCATTAGGGTGGGGTGCAAAAGCACTTGCATCCTTAATGGGATTAAGTCCTCTTTCATTTGCTCAGGCTCTTGAGAACAGGGCTATAGAGTTAGGCTTTGTTGATGATACAACTCCTGACCAAACTATTGAGGCCGCTAATGTTGATGGAGGACCATCATTGTTTGGGTCAACATCAGATGGGCCTGTTATTATTGATGAGGAATTGACTGAAGAAGTTGCTCCAGTGCTTCCATTAAATTATGGCACTAGTTCTTTGCTAAACTCAAACACTAATATTTTTAATCCTAGTGCCGAGTAAAACAAAAAAACAATCTAGGTTTATGGCAATGTGCGCCACATCTAAAGGAAGAAGTAAAGCGAAAGGTAAATGCCCTACAGTAAAGGTAGCAAAAAAATATGCTAGTGCAGATAAACGAAAGAGTACTGGCAGAGGGTAAAAATGTTGATGCCGCTCTTAAGTTAGCAGAGTGGGCAAGATCAGCAGATTATGATTCAGTTGTTAAGGCATACGCTGAATGTCATCGTGATCCTAATATTGATGATTCTTTTATTCGCACTCTCGCTCAGTGCGATAGGTTTTACCTTGGTGTTTTTATCTGTAATCGCCATGATATGTTGCATGAGTGGATATATGAAAGATGCAGAGAAGTCGAATCAAACAAAGATAATCACTTAGACTTATGGGCCAGATTTCATTATAAGTCTACTATAATAACGTTTTTGGGATGTGTTCAGGAAATACTTTGTGATCCTGACATTACTATAGGAATACTGTCTTATTCCGCAAGACAGGCAAAGCCGTTCCTTAGACAAGTAATGCAGGAATTTGAGTCTAATGAAAAACTCCAGAATTTATTTCCAGATATTCTTTGGAAGAATCCAAAACATCAAGCGCCCAAATGGGCAGAGAATGAAGGAATCTGTGTTAATAGGTTTGCTAATCCTAAAGAGCAAACAGTCGAGGCACATGGACTTGTCGATGGTCAGCCTACTGGACGACATTTTTCCCTTATTGTTTATGACGATGTTGTAGTACAAGATGCAATTACTACTCCAGAACAAATTAAAAAGACAACAACACAATGGGAGTTGTCTTTAAACCTTGGGTCTACACATGATCCGAGATACCAATACGCGGGAACTAGGTACGCATACGGGGACACATACGGAACAATTCTACAAAGAGCCGCAGTTAAACCTAGAATACATCCCGCAACTTACAATGGTCAGATGGATGGTGACCCAGTTTTTCTTGCTAAAGAACGTTGGGAAGAAATTAAAAAAACTACATCTACCTACACCGTAGCCTGTCAACAATTACTCAATCCAATTATTGGAAGTGATGTTTCGTTTAAACAGGAATGGTGGACAGAGTGGGAGGTCAGGCCATACACATTAAATGTGTACATTATGGTTGACCCTGCTCACTCAAAAAAGAAAGAGTCGAATAGAACAGCGTTTGCAGTAGTAGGTGTAGACGCTAACTTTAATAAGTATCTTCTAGATGGCGCTTGCCATAGGATGACTCTTTCTGAAAAATGGGAAACTCTTAAACGTTTACGAAGTAAATGGAAAAGAGCGCCCGGAGTTCGTGAAGTTAAGATAGGATATGAAAGGTATGGCGCACAAAGCGACATTGAACATTTTAAAGCAATGATGTCTGCTGACGGAAGTAACTTTCCTATATACGAATTAAATTGGGTTGGTGGTGGAGGCTCTCAATCAAAGAGGGACAGAATACAAAGACTAGAGCCAGACCTTAAGGATGGTTCATTCTTTTTCCCTTACCCTACTGATGATAAAATGCTTACTTCATACCAGAGAGATTTTACAGACCGTAAGCAATCTTTTCTTATTTCAAAAAAAATAGTTTGCATTGATGAAGAAAGAAAAACTTATGACCTAACTAAATGGGTTAAAGATAACGAATACAATCTTTTCCCTACAATACATCCTGATTTTTTAGATGCTTTGTCTCGTATATACGATATGGATGCTATGCCTCCCAGAAGTAATAATCGCGGCAGAAGTCTTGAACCACCATCAGAGGCTCGTTACTAATGGCTAGAACAAGAAAAGTTGGCAGAAGAAGTTACTCCTCTAGAAGGGTGGCTTATAGAATGTCTAACGGAAAAACTTTTTACGAGAAACAGCCTAGAAAGTTTCCTTTCGGTGTTTTTCCTTATGTTCAGCCATATTATTGGGTTGCAGGTTACTGCGAGAATGAGACATGA